GCTTCTGTCGCCGTCGCGCTGTGTGTTCCCCTTCTCGATGGCCTCTTCGACGTTGAAGTACACACCCTCCGACTCCATTCGCCGCAGGTAGTCGGGCGTCCGGAAAACTCTATGGATAACGAAGCGTGCGTTCCGCAGCTCTTCCGCTTCGGGATCGTATAGGAAATCTTCCGGCGGGATCACCTCGTACACCGGACCCGAGTAATCGAGAATCGCCCTCTTCCCCTCGACGTTGGAATACGTCGCGAGACGCGGCATCGACTCCACGGCCATGCGCACGGCCTCCGCCTTCTCGTCGTCAGGCATGTCCGGCGGCAACCCCATCACCGTCTGTTGCACAATCCGCTGCACCGACACTTCGTCCGGAGGAATCTCCACCCGCTCGAATCCGGTGATCTCTATCCCGTCCTCCGCCGAAAGTGCGTTGAAGTCGCCCTCCGACATCTCCGGCACGGAGAACGGCACATCGCGGAAGCGATCCTCCCACGATATTTTCGCCACGCCGAGACCGTAGATCAGGGCGTCCTTGAACCATTTATACGCAACGACGAATCCGTCGCCTCGCCGAGTGAACTGATAGTTCAGCAACGCGCTCACCCGCTCCGCCACAGTCTGATCTTCCGGCCCCACAGGCTCGCACGACACGATATCGCTGGAGAAGTAAATCCGCATCAACGACGGCATGACCCACTCCACGGCGTCCATCACGTCGGAAGACACAACCTTGGAGCGGCCCGCCCGCTCGTTCCCCAGGGCGCGCCCCCGGTAGAACCGGTACGCCTCCTCGCGGAACGGAGCCAGCGTCTCCTGCAACTCCTCCGACGCATCGCGGTCGCCCTTCACCACGGACAGCGCGCGTTCAAGGCGCTCCTCTTCCGACTCCGGCTCGTCCGCTCCCTCCGGAACAACCTCCATCTCCATCTCCATAACTTCAATCATCTCGTCGATAACACCCACCTCCTTTCGACTAAACTAAAACACATCCGCATCCGGATACTTGATAGGCTCGTCATGGATATCGCTCCGCCCCTGTCCCGCCGCGATGTATCCGAGGCAGTCGATGATATGGCTGTAATCGTCCTTCACCGGGTCTTCGGTGTACCGCCCGCCGATCTCCCGCCGGTGGTACCCTCCCGCCAGCGCAGCGATCAACCACGCGCATCGCGGATCGACAAGCATCATCGGCGTCCCGTTCGGCGTCGTTGTCGTCAGGAGTTTCCGTATCCCCTCGCTCCTCGCCACGGCCGACACCGGCCCCGGAAAGAGAACGAATCCGTATTCGAGCCGCAATAGCTGGAAGCACGTCTTCTCATCCGTCTGCGCCCGCTGCATCCCCGCTGGATCGGCGTAATCGACGAAACGTCCGCCGGGAAAGAGCGACAATGAATCCGCCTTCACCACGGCTCCGTGCGCGCGGATACCGCAGTCCCACGACTGAATCTCGTGGAAGATGCAGAGCTGCCCCGTCGGCCCCCACTGCGCGAACAGCGTCGCGGGCGACAAGCCGAAGTCCCATCCGCGAATAACCGGCTTCCCGACAAACGGCTCCATCTCCCCCGACGCCACATGCCGCGTCATATCGAATTCCGGGAAGAACGCCTTTCCCTCCGGAGCGTTGAAGTTGATCTCGTACTCCCGCTCCCACTGCTGCGGAGAGAGCCCCTTCATCTCGCGCTCCTTCCACTCCGGAGCGGCCTTGTCCGGATCGGCGGAGTAATGAACTTGGAGAACGACAATCCCGTCCGGCGTCGTCCACTGCTTGAGGCCGGGGATGGGGACATGATTGATCTCACCGCCTGTCATCGGTAAGCCTCCCCTCCACAAGCCGCTGGAAGAAGCCAGGACCGGCTGACGAAATCATCGTCACCTGCCCGCCCCCCTGCACCGTCGGCTTCAACGCGCCCCATGTCTGTTCCGCCTTGTCCCAGAACGCCATCTCGTCGCACAGAATCGCGGACGCCGTGTACTGCCGCAGCTGGTCCGGCCCCTGGGCGATACCGCGCATGTAGCTCCCGTTCGAGAACTCCAGAGAACAGAACTTCCGCGTCACCTTCGGCCACGGCAGGCTCTTCGGCAGGTTCTCGTAGATGAAGAGCATCCTCTTGTCCGACAGAAGGAAGTCGCTGTCGTCCTCCTTCTTCGACTGGATGAAGATCGCGCTTCGGGGGAAGAACAGCGCCTTGTGCAGATGCAGCGCCAGCATCAGCCACGTCAGCATCATCCGGCGGCTCTTCGGAATCGCCAGCAGCGAACTCCCCTGCCAGACGCCCGTGATGTAGCGGAGGTACTCCTTGTCCGGGAACGGCTTCACCGGCGACGACGAATCCGCCTCGTCCTGCGTCACGCAGCAGTCCCGAATCCACCGCCACGGCTTCTTCGCCCACACCTCTATCTGCAACGCCGTGTCCCGCATCCGCTGAAGCTGCTCCGGAGACGGCGAGGCTTTCTTCTTCGCCATGAAACAAATCACCTGCCTAATTCTCAAAGACACAATGTCGTCCGACACTGATATACTCATTACATCGAGCCTAGACCGTCAAGAACGGGCCTAGAACGAACGAGTTTCAAGAAAAGGTACTCTGATACCTTTTTTCAAATCTCGTTGATTCCAGGGCCGTTCTCGCGGGGGTTTTGAGGCATAAAAAAGACCGCCTCAAAAAATAGGCGGCTCCGTTTCCATGATTCGCTGTTCCGCTATCTTGAAATAGCCATCGTCAAGTTCTATCCCGATGAAGTCCCGTTTCGTTTTCACGCATGCGACGCCGGTCGTGCCGCTGCCCATGAACGGGTTAAACACAACGTCGCCCGGCTTTGTCACCCGGAACAAGTCGGCAAGAACGGACTTCCAGGCGTGCTCACCCCACAGAGCGTTATTGCCGTTGTACGTTCGCAAGTTGTCGTATGGGGGAGACGTGACGGTCAAGTCCACCGAACCGTCGTCAATCTCCTTCATGCGCTCTATACAATCTCCCAACATCAGCCGTATCGGTGAACGCCTCCCTTCGGATATAAAAAAAAGCCGCCCCTGGGGAGGCGGCCTTCCGCTCCATCCATAAACATCCTCCATGGAAAGAGCAACAATCCGGCGTCAAGGTAGCGAATTTGCCCCGAAGGGTACGGGGCGCCCGGCGCGGGTAAAAGATTGGACACGCTTCGCGTGAAAGCGCTTCGCGTGAAAGCTAATTTGAAAAGGAATCTACCTACTACATGTCACCCGAAAATGTTTACAAATTCCCGAATGACTTGATGTCAGAATATTTTCAATCGTTAGGGGAACAAACCCCTTTGTTCCCCTACCCTTCTCACCGAAGGAGGCCTCAAACGTGCGGATGCCTAGGGGAACAGGGAAAAACGGGGGGTACGCCGATAGCGGTACACCGGTACAGGGGTCTCTTATAGAGACCCCTTGTACCGTATGTTCCGCTACATAATCGTCTACCCCTTGCAGACGGTACAAGCGGAACATGTACCGGCACGTACCGTTGTACCGCTTGTACCTTGTTTACAAAATCGGGTGCATATGTAAACAACCCGTTATCTTTGACTCACTATTCAATAGAAAAGTGCGAACGAGCGGTACAACGGTACATTTGTACGGTACAGAGAAACAATTCGCGAAGCGTTGCAATAGGCGTGTTCGTGCAAGCGGTACAGACGGTACAAAAAAGAGCGTGTACCGGGGGGGTATTTTCGTGAACCTTAGTTCAGAAACGGAGTCGAAAATAAAAAAAAATAAAAAATTCGAGAGAGAGGGATATATATATCATTCGACCGCGCGGTGCGCCCTCCCCCCCCCCTCTTTTATCCTCCGTCGCCGTAAACCCGCTCTACCACTGGATTCACGCCGTTTCCGCTGGCAAAGTACCCCAAAGAGAAAGGCTGCTTTCGTCAAGGAACAGCCGGAACACGAGGCGGAACATGGAATGTGTACCGGCAAACGGAGGGGAACATGGAATGTTTCAAAGTCCCACTGCATCATTATTGCCAGCGTCAAGCAAAATGTTAGAGCAGACAACCTGTATATATTCCACTCTCGCGTGCATACAATCTGTTCCAATGTAACATAAGCTATCTTATATGACACCCACTGAAGTTGTCCTGCATAGTATGCACGTTAAGAAGATTCCGACGGAAGGGCCTCGCACTCAACGTCCTGAACCTCTGCCAGAAGCGCGCGTCGCTGTGCCGGATCGAACAGGAAGCCAACGGTGACCTCGACGCTCCCATCGATCTGGAGGCGCTCGGAGAAGTCACACTCGGACTTGCCGAGAAGCTCCGCCGCCTTGAGGCGATGCTGCATCTCCTGCTCCGGATCGAGCATAACCTCGCTCCAAAACTTTTGCCGCTGCTCTCTCGTGGCGATGAGGGGCTTCTGCGCCTCTTCATTTCGGGCGTGGATAGCTGCCATAATATTATCATTTTTTAGCAACCTTACCCCTTGCACGTGCGCCGAGTCAGCCGAATACCCCGCCGCGATCGCCGCCTCTGTGGCATTGCCCGTGTAAGCATTGACGAAGGCTTGTTGCCTTACAGTCAACCCCATGCCTTCGCCTCCCTTACAATGGATTCTTTATGTGTTGGAAAAATGTTTCACGTGAAACATTATTAGGTGACATGCAATGTCTCCTAATAATGAAAGGGGCGCACGTGGTGAAAGGCGAAATCCTCCAAGGTATAGTATGTGTGAGAAGGTTTCGCCTTTCTCCGACACGCCCATCATTGGGAGCAGGAGCCAAAGGAACAGGAGCCAAACACGAAAAAAACCCCTCGCGTCGGAGGGGAATGTTTACAGTATAGCATCTATTGAATTCCTATGGTATCAAGAAAGTATCAGAAAAGTATCAGATTGCGTCCGCAAAGAATCCAGTCGCATATTCGATAAGTTGCTTGCGCATCCTCTTGCTGGCTGGCGTGGAAAGGCCTATGGCTTCGGCCACGATGTCCCAGGGAGTGTTTTTGATGTACCGAAGTTCGAACGCATGGAGCATTACAGGCTCCGCCTCCCGGAGGAAAGCCAGGAAGTGCTCCATTGGGATCAATCGCCGTCGCAAGTCCTTGATCCGCGCTTCAATCGCTTCCCGCTTCTCGATCAATGCCTCTACGGGATTTGAGACGGACCCTCCTGTGTCGACCCGTTCCGAGAAGTCAGAAGAGGAGCGAAGCATCGGCAGCGTGGCCAGCTGATCCTCAAGTGACTGGAGCCTGTGCCGGTCGAACGAATAAGACTTTAATCTCTTTTCAATCAAGCTATCACCCCCGTGCATCCATCCTACCACAAATGTTCACGCACTGCACACTTCCTGTTAAAGAATATAGTTCTTTATGCCTAAATATAAATGAATCATATTACCCCCTAGACAATCATGTAGAGGGGGTGTAGTATGTACCCAGGAACAAGGGACTTTGACAAGAGCAAGGAGCGTCGGCCACATCCAGAAAGAGGCCGGGACAGGGGAGCGGGAGAGGCGAGCGTCCGACGCCACGACCCCCGAAGATCGCGAAGAGCCTGTCACAAGTTGCCGCAAAGACGATGCCGCAACAATTTGCCGCTAGGGAGTAAGCCGTGCAACCCGGCTGAGGGATCGTCGCGCAAAGCGCGAAGAGCCTAATCCGCTCAAGGCAGGGAAAATCCAAAGGAGGATGATACAAATGAAACTGCTAATCACACACGAAGTTGACGCGAACGGTGCATTTTTGATCCGCCTCGAAGACTTCTTTCTCCGGATTCTGATACTGGCGATCTTCGGAGTGTGGTACGAATGAACGTCCGCATCGTTTACCACGGCGACGAGCTGCTCTGGATTGTCCCGGAGGAGGAATTCTGGACGCTGGAGAATCCAAAGGATCGTTGGAGCCCTCTTATGACGCGGGCGCGAGCGGAGGAGGTTTTCGTCGACTGGCGTGCACGTCCTGGTGGCGTGTGTGGAGATAGCTATTGAAGTTTAAGCCGAAACGGGAGCATCCGCTCCCGTCCGCCAGTATGGCTGGCGCTGATG